AATATTGAGTGATTGCAAGTTTAATACCCATAACAACCAATTCAGTTTCAAAGTTATCCATTGCAAAACGCAGGAAGTTATTTACTTTCTCATTGAATTTTTTGTCGCCGCTATCACAAGCTTCTTTGAGTTCGTAACAAAGAGACACTGTAAGGGAATACATTGCACTGATCTCTTTAGTAGTCATCTCTTTGACTTTTCCTGCTAAAATATCAGTAGGGTTAGGCATACTTGCGGCAACCTTGCGGTGTGCCATGAATTTGACAGCCAAGCCTTCTCCTACTGCACCACTAACCAAATCGGTAGTAGTGTTTTCGTCTAATTCATCTTCAATTAGCTCACTTACAAAAGACCAACTACGTGGTGTTGCAAATGAACGTGAAGGTGATTTAGGATCGAAATCGTAAAGGTCTTTCTTACTAAAAGTAAGGAAGCCTACAACATCCTGGTGGATGTTATTGTTAACTGCCCACTCAAACCAGTCATCAAATGATACTGCTAGTTCCAAGTGAACGAAACGGTTAGCCAACGGAGCAGGCATTCTGTATGTAACGCCTTTGTCTGCTTCGCGGTTACCTGCCGCAACAATCATTACGTTGTCTGGCAGTTTGTATTGTCCTACTCGACGATTCAAAATCAACTGGTATGCTGCCGCTTGTACTGCTGGCGCTGCCGAGTTCATTTCGTCAAAGAACACAACAATGTTGTCGTATTGTTTTGCAAATTCTTCGTCTGGAAGTTCGCTTGGCGCACCCCAAACCATTTTGCCAATGTTTGAATCAAAGTACGGAATACCTTTGATGTCTGTAGGTTCCCAAAGTGAAAGACGAATGTCAATCAAATGTGAATTAGGAAGTGTGTTGGTAATTTGCTGAACAATGTCAGACTTACCAATGCCCGGAGGTCCCCAAAGGAAGATTGGACGTTTCTTAGTCAGCGCATGTTTAATCGAAGTTTTTGCGCTATTTGGGCTCACGGTGCGAGTTGCTGTATTTTCCATAGTATTTTCCCTCTTTTGGATCAGTGCTTAATTTCTTACTATGTATATATAATACGCTCTATAAAGGTGTTTGTCAACTACTTTTTTGCCAAATTATGAATTATTTTGTCTATTGAGTGCTTTGGCTAGTCCATACTTTCTTACATCACCACTAAAAAGGTGCAGTTCCATTGCCTTTTTTTCGTCTGTTACAATTATGCCTCTTTTGGTAAGATAATACGGGCAGGTAATGAATTTATCCAAAAATATTACAGTTTGTGTAGTAAGTTCAAACTCTTTTGGAAATGGAACATCGTATGTTGCTAGATCTAACTGTTCAGTAATCATTTGATAACCATCTTCGGTTAGTCTTAGGCCGCCATCAGCAGAACGGATATTTTGCCACCATAAGGGCATGTATTCTGCTAAAGTTGCTTCGGAAATACTAATGTTTAATTGTTTTAAAAAAACTTTAGTATATGTTTCTTTCCAGTTCATTCTTCAACTACTTCACCGCTGGTTAATTTCATAACCTGGAAATCTTTACAGTTAAACATTTCGTTTAGTTTTTTTGCTAGATTGTGTGCATGCCCTGGATTTGAAAAAGAAACCTTTTTATACTTAGGTCCAGGATAGTTAGTTAGCACATTAGAACTTTTTAAATTGAAAGGCTCGCCGTTATAAAATACAGCCCAAATGGCTTCTGCCTTTAAAACTTGTTCACTCTTGTAAGTTTTCTTGTCTATGTTTTCAAGAAGAACCGTTGGTTTGGGTCTACTCATATGCGTTTCCTTAAAATTATATACGCATATATTTATCTCTTTTTGAAGTTATCTACGTAGTTTACTTCCAGTTAGAACCGCCGTCTAACTGTACTTGTATAACGTCATCTTGTGCTTGTTTCTGTTTTAGCAGTTGTTCAAGGTCACCATTCAATCGAGTCATTACTTCGCCTAGAGTAAAGGCAAGTTTCTTAGCAGTATCAATATCAAGACGCAGTTCTTTTGCTCTTTTTGCATCTGCACCTTTAACTGCTGATATGAACTGCTGTATTGCTACGGTATTAATATCAGTCATTTTTATATAGTCCTGGTTTGAGTTCAGTATCCATATTCCAAGAAATAATTGTTTTTAGTTTGTCACTTTTATTAATTGGAGCTCTATGAATTACGTAACTTGGAAATGTTAAAACATCACCTTCCTTAACATCAAATTCAGTAATTTCTTTTGTGTATGGATTTATGAATTGTGTTTTAGGTGTCTCTTCTGGCATGTCTAAGTAGTATACGTTAGTCCAGTTTTGTCCGTGTACATGCCATCCGTGTGTGCTATTATTAGCATACTGTTGAAACCATAGTTCATGTACTTGACATTCGACATAACCCATTTCTTGTATAGTAGTATTTAGATGAGGGCCTAAATATGTCATTAGTTCTTGTGCCCATGGTCTGCCGCGATCCCATCGGCTAGTAGACCAATCGCACTTTGTAATATCTACACCGTCTTCTTCCTCAACAAGATTTTCGTATAATTCTTGTTCGTTGATAAGACGAAGAATTGTATCTTTTATTTTGTTATGTTCTTTTAAAGGTTTAATAACATATATACTATCTAACTTGTGTATCATTTTGGAACGCTTGACAATACCTGTTTCATTTCTAGATCTGTTTTGAAAGGTCCTTTTGTTTCGTAACGTTCAACTGTAATAAGTTTTGGACAAAAGGATTTAACCCAACCTTTATCAAAACGAATAATAAAGTATCCTGCACAATACAAACTCTTAGATTTAGCACTCTTTGTAAAAAGAGCAAGTTTCTTTTGTACATCAAATACAGGATTATACGGAGTACAACTTGTAGGAAACCCGTGTACTTCTAAATTAACATCGTGAACTGGTGTTTCGGTTGATGTCCATGTAATTTCTGCATCTAAATTTTTTGCTAGTTGTTTTACATTTTTAAAAAATCTAGTACCGGTAGTGTTACTAAGCATATACTGCCTATCTTCATTCAAGCTGATAGTACCGACTTTCTCACCTTGTGATTCTACAATCCAAAACTTATCTTTTAAAATTTCTTTTGCATTTATTTTATTCATTTAGGATACCTCGCTTGTAATGGTGTTGCATAAGTTGCTGCCTGATCTGCAATACGTTGCATATCCCACTTAGCACAGAACTTCATAAGACGCATACCAACTTGTGATATATCTTTAGGCTCAACTTCTGCAATAGTATTATTAATTATCTCTCTAATATCTGCCGGCTGTGCAGATAAATCGCATAATGTTACATTGCGATTGTAGTCGTCCAGAACACGGTGCTCATCACCATTATGATCAACCCAACGCTGTAGCATAAGATTATTCCAGTTATAACCTTTCGAGGACTTATCATCAAATGCTTCAAGTAAGCCAACTTTATTCTTTGTACCTTTCTTTCGAACGCCTGGATAAGCGGAGAAAACGTTGTCACTTGTATCACCTCGCATACATTTTTCAAATAGTAACCATTCAGGATTAGGTGCTTCCTTAGGCAGTTTAGTTTTCTTGTCTATAACTTCTTTGCCTTTGTCGTCAAAATAACCTTCGTGTGTAATTGTAACGTTTTGTATACCATTGTATTGACGTACATTAGGAGCAATCAATTGTGCAAAGTCACCGTCTGTACTAATAATAACATGATCGTCATTAGGATGTGATTGTACCCAGCCTGCAATCAAATCATCTGCTTCAAGTTGCGGATGACGCATAACAGTACAATTAGTTTTTGTATCAATAAATTCTTTAAACTCGTCAAAGATTTCCCAAAACACTTTATCTTCTTCTGCTTGTGCAGGAGTCATCGCATCGCGAGTTTCTTGTCTATTACGCTTGTAAGGCTCGTAATAATCTTTACGCCAACTGCGTCCTTCTAAGCAGAACACAACATGATCTGCATCAAAGTCAGTCCACGCTTTCTTTACACCATTTAGTGTAATGTGCAATGCCATGCCAACCTTATCATCTAGACTGCCACGTACTACATGACGAGCTCTAAAGAAAGTGTTTGCTGTATCTACTAAAACATATGTACTCATACTAATTCTTCCACAATTCCTAATGCTTCAGCTAGTATAAACAATATTCCTGCACTTGTCAAGTTTCCTGCTACCAAAAAACCGCCTGCACCAATTCGTAATACACTTTTAACTAAACTTACATAAAAGTGTCCTTTACTTGTGTCTTTAGGTTGTATACTCATCCGATTGAACTCTTATTTTTATCAATTGGAACTACGTTTACAAATCCCATCTCTCTATCTGTATCTAAACCTTCTTCAGATAGCATTTGTGTTACAATAGTTCTAAACCAAGAATCTACAATTTGTTCGTTAGATTCACCTTTATAACCTGCGTCAAGTAACTGTTCAATGAATTCGTTATTCCAATCAAGTTCAAAAAAACCGTTACGAATGTTATCAGGATTAACTTGGGTATCTAGTACAGCAACCCATGCCTCTCCTTTAGCAGTTGCTTCTTCTTTTTCTTTTTGTAGTGCTTCTCTACGAAGATCTTCAGAAGTCTTTTTTACATCAACTTCTTCTGCTGTAATTTTAGGTTTTACACCTAAAGCCTTTTTTAATTTATCCCAGTTCATATACCTGCCTCCCTAACTCTATCCTCTAGAGTTTTTGATTTTTCTTTTTGTTTCTTTTGTTCGTCAGCTTTGAACTCATCTGCATCAAAAGCATTCTCAAGTCCCCCACGCATTTCCGAATAGGCTGATGTGGAGTCTTGGGGTAAATCTCCATCCTCTTTCCATACACGCTTCGGCAACGTCTTTAACGTTGAGGGAATATTCTTCACTGCGTCCGCCCAGCGGCATAAGGTATACCGGACATTGTACCCCGGCGTCTCTGTAAGCCTCCACAGCCCTAGTAACTTCGTCAAAATCATCTTGACTAGCGACAACAAACTTGAGATAAAGGTCACTGCCGTCAACAAGGCTATACTCACGAGCAACATCAGGCAATATAGCAGTTTCCCAAGGTTCTCCTGAAACACTAAGTTTTGGGGAACAAGACCACGTGACTGTAAATCTGTCTTGATCTGTGAGATAGTTGAAGAAATCATCATGTAAAGGTTGTGTAGTGTTTGTTTCAAATGTAACATTTTTTAAATCCTGCATACGTGGATGTTCGAACAAGTCGATGTAGAGCTTTTGCCACGCTAACAGAGGCTCGCCACCTGTCATAATCAAGTGTATGTCTTGTCCATTATCTTGTGTCCACTTACCATTAGGAGTAAGCGACAGTAAATGTTCAACCACTTCGTCAACTTCTGCAAGTTTATTAAAGTGTTTAAACTCTGGGTAAATGCTTGCATATGTATCACAGCCTGTGTGAATAATAGGCAAGTCATTAAAATCTTTTGTAGTCTTATGAACATCCTTTGCAATCAGTTCTGCAACTTCTGCATTATGTTTAATGCCATCTTTGTGTTGCTGCCAACGATCTCTTTTTTCATTAGTACCAAAGTTCATACAACGAAAGTTACAACCAAAGGTGCGTAGGAATACACTAGGTACTCCTACAAACTTACCTTCACCTTGCACACTGTAAAATGCTTCTGAATATCTCAACTTCATCTTGGTGCAAACTCCTGTTGTAGTTTAATGTTGTCAAAGAACTCTTTCTTTGTGCC